TCGCGGGAACGTTGCCCTCGGCGGCGATTTTGACCCTGAGCAGTTCGGCTTCCTTGTCCGCGTACGCCTTTTCGGCGGCGGCGGCGCGTTCGTTGGCCTTCTGTAGCTCGGTCTTTTTCGACTCCTCGAGAGCGTCGTAAGCCTTTGCCTTGTCGGCGTTGGCCTTGGCTTGCTCCTCGTGCTTGCGTGCCTTATGTTGCCAGTAGGCGACCGTCTGCTCCTCGCTCATGTTGGCGAGGGGCGTCTTTTCTGGAAAGCCTTCTGGCCCGTTCGGCAGCGGCGCGGGCGGCGCGTCCGTGGCGGATGGCGTCACCTGGTCGTTCGTGGGTTCTGCGGGCGCAGCAGTATCTACTTCAGTCATGATGGTTTCCCTGTCGGGTAAGCCCAACCCCTGTCGGGTCGGGAAGATCAGATGTCGGAAGGACCGGTGAAGTTGTCCTTGCGCCACGCGAGCGTCGGGCCGTATTCGCCGTGCTCGCGAGTGACAATCAGTTCGGTGAAGTCCGAGATGGACTTGCCCTTGGCGGTCTCTTTGTCGAGGCCAAGGTCACGGGCGCCGCGGTCACTTCCGCTGCCTGTGAAGCGGGCGATCTGCTCGTGAGTGGACTCGAGCAAGTCGGGGTTGATGACGTGTTGCCAGTCGCCACTCGGCAACGGCTCGACGTCACAATCGCAGCCAGGGTGAATCGGCATCAGGTCGCCACGCGAATACCGCTGCGTTGAGGCGATCACACACAGCGCACAGTCCTCAGCGCCAGTCAGCACTCGCGCATAAAACTGGAAGTGCGACCCGCCCATTGAGGCGTTCGCTTGATGCGTCTTGGCGAGCTGTAGGTCTGTGGTGGCCAACGAGACAAGCCGTGTCAGTCCCGCATTGACAGCCGCCGTATACGTGGAGCCTTGCGACAACTCCGTACGAACGGTCACCGCGGGCCGGATGTAAACCTCGTCGGGGTCGACTCCGCGCGGTGCGGTCACGTCCTTGCGGTCAACCGTCACGGGCTTCTCGCCCGTCATCCGCGCCACATATGCGCTCGTGAGCGCTGCCGTGCGCGTCTGGCCCGCCTTCACAATCGGCACGGCGCGACGCACAAATGCGTCCACGTCGACGTCCCGATACCCTGGCTGCACTTGCCAGAGCGACGTCAGGGTCGTGAGCGTCGCACGACGCACCGCCAGAATCGCCCCCTGATGACCAGCAATCAGTTGGCTACGCGACAGCGGCATTCGGAGTCACCGCAGGCGCCGTGGCATTGAGCGCCAACTGCGTCGCCAACTGTTCCTCGGCGCGGTCAATCTCATCCTGCGCAATCTGCTCAGGCGTGTAACCCAAGATGTTGCGCGCGATCGACTTCCACGACTCACCAGCAGCCTTCGCCTGGGCTGCGGCGCTGTACTTCTCCGTCAGCGACACGTGCTCCGGCTTTGCGAACTGCACATCAACGGTGGCACCGGCCAAGTCCACCTTCTCGGCAGTCAAGGCAAGGACCATGATCGCGTCCACGGCAGGCTTGAAACGGGCAATGGCGTCCTGGGCCTGGCTGATCTGCTGATCCTTGGCGTTGTGCGCGCCCTCCGCGGACTGGTTCTCGCTATCAGGGATGAACACGCTAATCGGAGTGCCAGACACGGCCGCGAAGTCGCGTGCATCCGACTTCTCACCCTCAAGCAACGGGCGAATGTCCGTCTCCGAGAGCTCCGTGACCTTGATGCCTTCGGGTAGATCCCAGATGGCGCCCGGTGCGTACTCGAAAGCGCGACCCCAATCCAAGTCGTTGCCGTCATCGTCCTTCTGTGGCAGGCCGCCCTCAATGAAGCGCTGCTTGAACGCCTGCATCGCTGTGGTGACGAGTCGTTGCAGTTTGCCAAGGTTGATGCGGTCAATGACGTCCGCGTGTGGGGCAATGAAGCCGCGCGGGTCTTTCCAGTCGAGGATGACAACCGGCACGGGGCCCTGATACTGCACGGGCGCGGACATCGGCTCCCAATATCCATCGGCTGACCGCACCGGAAGGCTGGAACGCGGGTCGTAGGACTCACGCATGAACTGCTGGCGGGCACCGTTCGCCCACACGAGCGCGAAATCAAGTCGCAAGTCGTCGTCACGCCAAATCTTCGCGAACGCACGAGCACGCCACGGCCGCAACGGGTCCGGTGCAGCAATCGCAAACTCGGGGCGCTCGGCAGAAATGACCGCGCCACCATCGTCGAGCGCGCACAGCAAGTAGCCGACGCCGACCGTCGCTGCATCCCACACCGCATCGGCTACCTGAATCGGCATCCGGTTGTCACGCCACACACGACGCGCGGCCTCAAGTGCGGGGGCTGTCTCGTCAGAACCGACCGACACAGACACGGCACGAATCCGGTTGCACAACGACCCGGCAGCAAGCCCGCCATAGTTCGTGCGAGCCTTCTGCTGGAACGCGACCCACGCGGCCCGCGTGTTGCGACCCATCTCCGGCAAGGGCGCGTCACCGTTCACGTAGGAACGACGAACCTCAAGCTCCGCCTGACGATCGTCAAGGCGCTTCGCCAGGATGGGGAGCCATTCCGCCGGGGTAGTCGCAACCATCCGTGGCCCCTTCCAAAGTCAGTTGATGCGGCGCGGTATCCGCGTGCGAGTGGATTGGCTGTGCCCGCCGGCCAGCGCATCAAGACGTGCCTGCCAAGCAAGCGCCGACGCAATCGCGGCGTCGATCTTGTGGGGCGAATCTGGGTGCTGTTTGTAAATCTGATAGCCGGTCGCCTTGGTGCGACGACGAGCATTGAGGATGTGTTGGGTGAGAGTCACATCACCGGAATGTGTGAGCTCGCCATCCATGACGGCGTTGTAAAACGACTCGAGCATTCGAGTGATGAGCGATGCGCGGCCACCGGTGAACCACCATTCGATCGGGTTCGTGCGACCAGCTTTGACCTTGAGCCTTGAGCCGTACTTCGCTTCCCAATCGGCGACCACGCCCTCCCATTTGGCAGGGTCGGCGTAGAAACCAACGACGCGGAACTCACGGAACGCGGCGTCAACCTCGGCCTTGACTTCGTCGACGGGCACGCGCCATTCGTCGCCCTCGGGACCGTCCGGCTGCTCCCAGATGCGCAACGGCTGAACGAACCCATCCTTGACGCGCACCGCAACGAGGGCGGTCGCGTCGGACTTGCCGCGGGTCCGTTTGCGTGACCCATCAAAGCCGAGCGTGATGGTGTCGCCCTTGGTGAGTCGCCACGGTTCCTCGGGGTGAAGCAGCAATGTTGACCGTGCCGCCCAATCGGGGCGAGTAAGCCACGAGTCGGAGGCGTGCGTGATCTGGTTCAGGTAATCCGAACGGGCCTTCTGTGGGTCCGTGGCCGGGTCCCAAATGACGTTGATCTGCTCGTCAAGGTCAACGTGACCGGGCGCGCACGGCGGCTGGTGAATGATGCAGCCGTCAGGGTGGCCCGACGAATCGCCATAGGCGTATCGCAACCCAAGGATTAGCGACTCGCGCTCCGTCAGGTCAGTGTCGGCCGGCGCTTCCCGGTGGTCATACAGCAGGCCCTTGTGCTTCGTGCGGCCCTGCAAGATTGCTTGCGCGAACTGCTCCGACTGCTCAGCCACCGAGTTCTCGCCAGGGATGAACGCATTAGGCGACTCGATCGTGCGCCCGCCGTTCTTGGCGGTGTTCGTGCGGATGTTCTGCGCGAGAACAGGCCCCTTGTTAGCGGGGATCCACTCCTCCGTTTGGTCAAGCACGGCGAACGTTGACGGTGCACCCTTGATTGAACGGGGCGCAGACGTTTTCATCTCGATACGGCCGCGTGGCAGGTTCACCACCGTGTCGAACGGCTCAACATCGAACTCGTCAGCGACCGGACCCGACAGCATTTCAACCATCGGCTGCCACGTGTTGCGCACCTGATCCTCAGCAACAGCCGCAACGTGAATCAGCGGCGTGCGAAGCTCAGTCCACGGCTTCCCGACTGGTTGGCCGTCCGCATCCCAGCCGTCGAACACCACATCAGCCAAGCCCTCGACGATGCACATCGCGCCAAGGATCGGGGACTTACCCCAACCTCGAGGGCGACCAAGCAGCGCGCGGTTGTAGCGAAACCTGCCCGTCGTTGGGTCGATCTCGTAGAACCGAAGAATGAAATCCTCTTGCTCACGGTACGGCGTAAACGGCTCGTAATATCCGAGAGCTGGACGCGCCAACATCTCATGCATCCAGTCGAGCACATACCAACCAAGCGTCGGCAACTCGCCCTCAAACGAAGGCTTCCACGGCACGACTAACCCGCGAACCCGCCGCGACGTTGCCGCGAATCAGCACCAAGTTCACGACGTCGCTGGGCCTTGTCCTCAGCCTCATTCGTCTGCGCGAACGTCAATCGCAGGCGCAAACGATCCTCGGGAGTGAACCCGTACTTAGCCTCACGCAACCGCAGCTCGGGACCAAGTTTCAGGTCGCCCTCCCAGAACGCCGCGTGAATGCGAGCCGTGTCGAGGAGGTACTGCCAGTCGGTGTCGATGAACGTTGGTGCCAACGGGTGCTGCGCCATGAGCGCCCACCAGTCAACGGTGATCTGCGGCCACCGGTAAGCGTCATACGTGGTGATGCCATCGCGGTTCGTCTCGCGAATGTTGAACTCAGGCAACTGCGGCTGGGGTGCAACCACCGCCTCGACCACGCGCAGGGGGATGACGTCCTTGTTGGCTCGGACGCGCTTGCTTGGATCCTTTGGTGCTGGGCCACGTCCGGCCATGATGGGGCTCCCTGTCGGGTACGCGCATCGCCCCTGTCGGGCTCAGCGGGTTGTATTGCGGGGGCCGGCAAGATTGCCAGACCCGTACTCTGCGGCAGCCACAGCACCTCTCCGCGCTAGAACCCCGGGGGTGGGGGGTGGTGGCCCCCCTAGTTCAAGCCGGGATGCTGTGTGGCCCGTCGTTTCTGTGGTGGCGGATTTTTGCGACGTGCTTCTGCTGCTTCGCGTTGCGTGATCTTGTTGTGGTGCCAGTGGCAAAGGGTGATGAGTTTGTCGACGGTCAGCTTCTCGCCTGCACGCCAGCCTTCGATGTGGTGGGCCTCGAGGTGGGTGGTGGTGGTGCAGCGTGTTCCGTTGAGCATGGCCGCTGTGCATTGGTGGCCGTCCCGCTTGAGGCAGGCTTCACGTAGTGGGGTGGGTACGTGGGTGGGGCGTGTGTTTGTCCACGGCATGAGGGGGCCCGCTAGTCGTTCGCTTCTGTGCCTTCAACGTCTACGTCGTATGGGCAGTCGCCGTCGCATTTGCAGGGCTTGCCGTTGATGGTGCGCATGGCGCCTCCTGTGGTTCCTGCCGTGCTCAGCGCCTTGTGCTTACTTGTCGGCTCGTTGGCCGCTCTGTGCGTGTGTGTCGCGCGGTGGCTTGGCGGGAAGTCTGTGCCCCGCCAGCTCCTATGGGGCGGGAATGCGAAAGGCCCCACTAGTCCAGGTGGGGCCTCGCGTAGAGACACTTGTCCC